TCTTATATGGATGATCGATTGTCCCTGAGATCTAGCAGTTTTTGTTAGAAAGGTTCGCTCCATTGATTCTGTTATTCCAATAATTATAGGACCTACTGTTCGATTGTAATAATTTAACATCGCTTTTTCATCAGCAGTACCATTAAAAATTTCTGGTGTTAACCCCAACTGACTAAATAACATATTTGTTAAATATTCAATTTGACCCATCAAATTATTTTCAGCAGGTCTATTTAACTGTGTTATTTTTTCTGTACCATCAGTATAAGCTATACCATATTTAGAGTCACGTAATTGATGTTCAATATCTGTTCTACGAGCCTCAGCTTGCTGTTGACGAGCGGGCGTTTTAATTACATAAGGTAACTGAATAATTAGATCTAATTTACCAGAACCACTTTGATTATCAATAACATCCAACAAATTTAATTTCGAAATTAATCGTTGCAACGTCGAATTTGATTCATTCATTACAGAATACAAAGGATTCTCTACAATTGCTACAAATCTTTTTGATAATATAATTTCTTCTCGTTGTCCTCGTTTTTGATTATAGACATTTACTTTCACATGTTCAGGATACCATTCTACAATTTTACCAGTTCTTAATGTTAAAATATCATAAGAACCTAACAATGGATTACTACTAGTATCTGTTGGAACGATCGCAACGCACCCTTCGTCACACATAGACATAACGATATCCTGAATAAGAGCTCGTCCTGTTTGATCGATATTGGCCTCTACTGTTAGACATTGATTTAAAGAACTATCAATTAAATCAGTATAACGTCCATTTTCATCAAGACGAACGTGCATTACTGGCATAGATGCAACGTCTATTCCTAATCGAGTAATAACTGAGGAAATAATAGATCGTTCATTTCCCATTCTAAAACGAGTACGATCTAGTCTATAAGCAGAACTTGGTCCAATATTAGCAGCAACTGGTAAATAAAAATCTTCCTCTTTACTACGAAAAGCATTCCATGCATTTCTAAATCTATCTAACGCGTTTGGCACTTATGCATTACCTCCTTTCTTTCAAAATTACTTAATATTAATATGCAGAACCAAGAGTAATGCGTCGCCAATTCTTTCCTGATACTAAATTTGCAGCAGAAGCTACATATAGATAACTTGTATCATATAACATTGCGCCTGCAGCACCAACAGTACCATTAACACCACCAGCTAAATGAGCAGCGCCAAAACTACCGTTAGCCATAGCCGTTCCAGTAATAATTTCATTAGCTGCTACACCAGCGACATCAGCAGTTAAAACAACAGTAGTTCCAGTACCTTGAGAAGCCTCAACACCCTCTGTATCATTATCATTGATAGTGCTAATTAAAACACCATCAGCATTAGCTGCGCTACAATTAGTTCCACCAGTTAAGGTTACACCAGCAAATACATTTGTTCCAGCATCAAAAGTTTCAGTTGTAGCAATACTATTACCAACTGTTCCACCAACAAGAGCTTCAACAACACAAATATCATTAGCAAAATCACCAGCAATAACTAATGGATGTGCTACATTAAACTCATCATTTCCATTAATAGCATCAACGATATTTGCTTGAGCACCTGCTTTATCAGCACCAATAGAAATCTCGCCATCAGCCGTATCTGTTCCAACAGGTACAAAAGTATATACCTTAGTACCAATCGTCATGGTATCGCCACTCGTTGGTTGAGTATCGATAGTCAAATTACGAGAAGCTTTAGTTGTATGAGATTCAATATCTACAGGAATATTTCCTGGAGCAGTTGGGGTCTGAGAAGCGGTTGTCAAAAATTCATAAATTTGTTCACCAACCAAAACTTTTTCAGCATGAATAACCACACCAGTTAAGGTCAAAGTTCCAGTAGCATTTACAGCGTTTACAGGTGTTCCAGATGAAACTAAACTATCAATAATTTCTTGCAGTTTGGTTCCTAAATCAACGGACTGACTTTGTTCATTCGTTACATTATTCATTACTTTTAGTTCAGTTGCAGTTAGATCATTCATATTTTCTCCATTTAACTATTTTTAAAATCTCTAATAAAACTTAAAGTTACAGGATTAACAGATACAACTTTTAAAGAATCTTTTCTATCTAAAACTATAATTGGTGATTCTGATAATACTCCAGCATCAGCTTCATCTAGAGTTAAATTAAAACCTTTCTTTTTTAAATTATCAAAATATTTTTTTTGAAGTTCTTTATTAAAACCAATTGTAATTTTAAAATCTTTATATGCTTTAGCTTCTTTTCCTGTACTTATCAATTTATCATATTCTTTTTGAAATCTTTTTTCAGAACCAAAAATTCGTTGTTTTGCCTGTGCTTTTGCTAATGATTGAGAAAAAGTTCCATCTTTCCTCATTAGTTCAACAAAAGTATCAATTCTTTGCTTCTGGGAAGGAGCTATAAGATCTTTTGTAACAACCATCTTCATATTAAAAGTTTTACCGAAAAACATACTTCTTTGCATATAACCTATAGAATCTTTTTTCTTATATGTTGCATATGCATGACCACTATGTTCTTCATTAGGTCTAGTAGAAACTCGATTTAAAATTGTACCTTTTCTAATAATAAGATTATCCGATCCAATTTCAGGTTGTTTTCTAACTCCCCATTTCATACCCTTAACACCAGTATGTTCTAATTCGCTATCATTCATATTTATTCGAATGCTCCTTTATTTAATTTATAAGCCACATAAGCATCCATTAGTGCAGACACAGGATCTATTTTCTGTTCATAACGTTTCTTAAGAAGTTTTCTATTACCATTAGTATCTTCTAATGTAATAGAATTTCCCATTGCAAATGACATTAACTCTTGATCAAATATGAGCATTCTTTCTTCCGAGAGCGTTTTTATTTCACCTAATGGAACGGATTCAGTCTTTGCGCCTTGAATAACTTTCTCAATAGCATATGGACCATTTTCCTTTTCCCATCGTTCAATAAATTCTCTAGCATTATATGGATCATATCCAACCGATCGAACATCGTATGATGAATCATTTATAAAATTATCAAGATCCTCATATATTTCCATCATATCAAGTACGGTACACTCAATAACTTGAAGACTTGTCTCATCAATAAATTGATCATATTTTGCTCGCATAGCGCCAGGCAATTTCTTTAAAGTTAATGATGAAATATAACATCGAGTCTTTACTCCAAAAGATCCATTTGGTAAAGGAAATAAGAAAGTAAATGCACAAAAGTCATCACCTTGAGAAAGGTCAAAGCCCAATGAACATGGTTGAGACCAGAAATCTCTACGTCTATGTGGAATTGTCTCTTCATAGGTAAAGAAATAAGTATAACCTTCCATAGGTATACCAAATCTCTTAGCAAGAATATCATTTCGAGTTGAAGGAATCTTTTCAGCTCTTTCAACATCTAGTTGATATGTCTCATAAGTGACAGTCCGTCCAAGATTTGGGTTTGCTTTTAACCACATTCTAGGATCGTTTACTTCTTGAATATCATCTAACTTATAGTAAAAAATTGATACATGTGGATTAATATATTCACCTTTTAGGATGTCCATTAACTCCATTTTAATTGTATCACCACTACTATTTCTTACAGTTCCTTCAGAACTCATAGCTACAATTAAATAATCATCTAATTTTGAAGCGCCTTGTTCAATTGCCCCAACAACATCCTCACGAATATCACCAGATAACCATTCATCAATTGTTGCTATTTTTGGTCTTAGACCTTGCAATTTATCAATTGCCATGGGTCTAACTTCTATGATAGAACCAGTTAGAAAATTTTCAATTCCTTTTTTAGTAGATGCTAGTTTAACACGATTTGCTCTAGATCCAGTTGTATTTTGAAGAGATCCTTCTGTTAGAAATTTAAACAATGGACCTCTTGCTCTCGTGATAGCAGTACGAATTGGTGAGAGAACTTCCTCTGCTTGCTTCATTGTTGGCGCAGTAGTAATTTGGTGAGTTGTAGAAGTATCAACATTTAGAAAATAATTTTGAATACAGGATGCATACATTGATTTTGCTGCACCACGAGCTACAATAAGATATTGTTTATTAATAAGACGTTTTTTAATCATCTTACGAACATATCTTCCACCATGATTATCTTTAGTTGGTTCATATACTGATCTTTCAATAAAATAATACCAACCAAATATCTCCTCTGCCCACAATTTAAAGGTATCCAATAATTCTAGATCTTCACCATCAGTTAATGTTAATTCATTTTCACAGTATCTTATAAAACCTTCAACTGCCTCTTCATCATAATAAACTCCTGGATTAGCAATTAACTGATCAATCCTATTCATTTCTAATGAAATTTCTCTGCAAACAGGAATTTCTCCTTTAATCACTTTATCGCGAAATATAGAATAATATTTAGGAGTTGCCTTATTTGAAAGGGACATTTTTATCTCTTAAGAAAAAGCTTTTTTTGCTATTGCAATTGTGCCTATTAAAATTAATGCGGCAGCAACTCGTTGTTTAGTAGTTCCACTTGATTTTGAATCGATTTCAGTCATTCTTTTTTTCCAATTATTAGGAAGTCTTTTTCCTTCTTCTATACCTAATCTTTCATATGCTCGTTCTTTTTCTAAATATTTTTTAGCTCGTTCTGTCTTTCTTTGATCTAGAGTTTTTTGATGCGTTGAACGAACGCTAGGATTTTTTTCTAATAATTCTAACTTAGTAATCGGTTTTCCTCTAACTGTAGTTTTAGTAAGTGTTGATTTTCCTCTTACAGTTGTTACTAATTTATCTTGTCGTTGTCCCCATTTCATTCCTAAAACTCCACTATGTTCTATTCCTTTATTTTCCATTATATCTCCTTAAATAGTGTAGTCGCCTTTTGCTACTTCCTTAGCAAGTTTATCAAGTTTTGCTTTTTTAATAGTTTCATAAGCTTTTTGTCCAACTTTAGCTAAAGCAGTGACTGTTACAGCAAATGCTGCAACTTTTCCAAGCCCATCCATAATAGATACTACTTTTTTAGAACCAGAAGAAATTTTATCTGGTTTTGCTTTTCGCATTCTTTCTTCTAAATTAGCTCGTTTTAAAAAAGTTTCCATTTCCTTATTAGACATCGAACTTAATTTCTTTTTGCCTAAGACTTTGGCTTCTTTATGCTCGGAACTAGTATAGGATCGTTTTCGATGTCCCCATTTCATACCCATAACACCACTATGATTAATATAATTCATTTATTATTCTCCTTATATTTTTAATAAATCTGTTACAGGAGTTAGATCACGAATTTTAGCATTTACTACTGTAGTAGGAACATGCCCGCCATATTTATTTAGAATTGAATCGGCGTGTTTTCCTGCGGCAAATGAAATAGTTTTTCCACCAGCATTAACAATAGAAGGCCCGAAAAAATAAAGTCCTATAATACTTAATGCTACAATTTTTTGTACTTTTGCTTTTTTTTTGTTATCTTCATAAGTTTTTAATTTTCTTTTCATTGCTGGAGAAGACATAAATTTTTCTAGTTTTTTAGGAGACATATCAAAAACATTTTCTTTAACTCGAATCTTCTTTTTTGTTATTCCATCATATAGCAGTTTTGTTTTTCTATCAAGATCACTAGATTCATTTTGTCTCTTTCGACGTCCCCATTTCATACCCATAACACCACTCATATTTATTCCTCCTCAGGAATCTCTTCTTCTATGGGTTCTTCAGTTTGAACAATTAAACGAAATTCTAGTTCTTTAATTTGTTCATTGATAGCTGTTGTAACAAAGGAATTTGCTGGTGGATCAAAAACAAGTCTTGTTTTTAGAATTGTATAAATTTTAGCACCTTCAACATTAGTTGAATTTGTTAAAAAATCACTCCATTCTTCTTCTGATCCAGTAACAGAAAAACCCTCTTCAGGTCCTACACCTAACTGAGTTAATGCCATAAATGCAGAATTAATTCCTACTAAAATATCATTATCAAAACCAGAAAAATCTTCTTCAACACCCAATGACTTTTTAACACTCGCTAAAATACTATCTATCATGGAGAAGTCTCCTCAACAAATCTTGATAACAAATATCCTGTATACTTTGGAAATTCTAACATTGTTACTTTAAGCCACTCATCATTAAGATTTGTATTTCTTGTAACTAAAAGAGTTCCTTTAGTTAATTTCTTAATGACAACTGATTCTGGTTCTCTAGAAGGTGTATCTCTTAAGTTTACATCCCTTGCTACCATTAAATAAAAATAATCTTTATTTTCAACAGGTTCTTCTTCATATATTTTTACTATTTGTTCTACTGGTTCTCGTGAAAAACGTTTTCTTTTAACCATTTTATCTCCTTTATTTCCAAGGAACGGTATCATTTGGAACACGAATTATTGGTTTTTTATTTAATAACTTCTCATCACTAAAATGAATTGCCAAATGTGTTTTTGGATCAGTACAAATTAAATACTCAGGATCATATACATACTTGGATTTTTTCTCAATATCAAAAACATTAATTGGATTCATATGATGAACAACAATTTGAAAATTTAGTGGATAT